GGCCGTTCATGGCTTGCCCGCCGANCGAGGTGGCGAGCCATATCGAATGGGACGTGATGTTTCCCGGCGGTCTGGTTGGGGTCAACAAGAAGGGCGGCAAGTACGCCATCTCGGTGACTGTGGAGATGCAATATCGCGATTCAGCCGTGGCGGAAGGGTGGACGTCCGTTAAGAAGACCTACACCGCCCGCCAGGCCGATCAGCTGGGTTTCACCGAGTCGCTGCAGCTGCCGAGCATGATGCGCCCGGAAGTCCGGCTGCGTCGGATCGGCGCCAAGTCGGACAGCACGCAAATTATCGATGGCGTCGAGTGGTACGGCCTTCGCGCCAAGCTGCAGGCACCAACGGTATATGAAGGCGTGACGACCATTGCCGTTCGCGTGAAGGGCGGCAAGAGGCTAGCCGCGCAGACTGAGCAGATGATATCCGCTGAGGTCACGCGTGTTCTGCCGGTGCGGACGGGCGAAGGGACTTGGGACGTGGAGACTCCGACGCGCGACATCGTGCCGTTCGTGGCCTACGTCGCTCACTCGATCGGCTACACAGACGATGACCTCGATTTTGACGAACTGGACCGCCTGGGCGAGCTATGGGCGCAGCGCGGCGATAAGTTCGATATGACCTACGAGTCCGCATCAACCGTCAAGCAGATCATTGGCCACGCGCTCAAGGCGGGCTATGCGGATCTCACTATCGAGCGCGGGAGGCTGTCGGCGGCGCGTGATGAGGCTCGCGAATCGCCAGAGCAGACGTTTGTTCCACGAACCGACATGTACACACCGCAGAACATGACCGAAGAGCTTGAGCGGGACTTCTCCGCGCTTGGCCCTGACGACTTCGATGGTGTGGATGTTGAGTACGTTGACGAAAACACCTGGGCGGTGGAGACGGTTAAGTGCCGCTTGCCGGGTGATGTCGGGCGCAAAGTCGAGAAGATCACAGCCGAGGGCATCATCAACCGGACGCGCGCCTGGCGGCTCGGAATGCGGCAGCGGATGGCGCACAAGCACCGCCGCTGGGCCTATCGCTGGGGGACAGAGCTTGACGCGCTTAACTCCGGTTTCATGTCGTTCTGCCGCGTGGCTGACGACGTCCCGGGGTATGGACAGAGCGCAATCATGCTCAGCTACGAAGGAGGCCTGATCGAATCGTCCGAGCCGTTCGACTGGTCAGCCGGTGGCGCGCATGTGGTCGGTATTCGTCGACCAGACGGCACGATGGCGGGGCCATACACGGCGACACGCATCGACGATTATCGCCTCTCCATCACTGGGCTCGACTTCGAGCCAGACACCAGTTGGTCGACCGAGCCACCACACCTTCTGTTCGGCCCGCTGAACCGATGGAGCTATCCGGTGCTGATAACCAGCATCAGCCCGCAAGGCACAACCGGCGCATCTGTAGACGCAGTCAACTACGACGCCCGCGTCTACCAATACGACGACGCAACAGCCCCCGCTGACGCTTAACCACTAGCCAACACCACATACCGGACACGGCCCGCAAGGACGCCGTGCGGATTTGCACGCCTGGAGTAAACGCATGACTTTCAATACCGGCAACAACGTGCCAAGCACGGACCCGCGCGACCTGTACGACAACGCCGAAAACCTCGACAAGCTGGTCAACGGCGTCGATCCGTTCTATGCCGACCGTAAGGGCATTCTGCGCGAGTCGTGGGCCGGCATGGAGAACACGTTCGCCACTTCGCAGACTGGGCGTGAGAACGCCTTCACGCTAAGCCAGGCTGACAAGGAAAGCCGGTTCCAGGCATTTCTGGTGTCATCTGGCTATGTGAGCAAGGGCGACTATGCGGTCAATGTCGTGCTGGCTGAGCGGAACGAATATGTGGCAGTCGATGCGGCCACTACCGGCACGTCCGCCGGCCTCTACCGTCCGAACGCATCGGCAACGTTGCCGCTGACGCTGACGGGGGTGTGGGCGACGGACTCGGCCAATCTGGTGTTGCTGGGGGATGACGTGCTGCGTCAAGAGCTGGCGAATAACAATCAGGATGCGTCAGGTGCTGGGCTCATTGGCTTTATGGGTGAAACAGTGCTTAGCGCCCTCCAGTCACTCCGCCAGTCTGCTGTAACACTGGTCCCGGCACACTTCGACATCCTGTCGCTGGAGCAGGGTGCGACAGATCCTGCCGCAGAGGCGGGTAAGTGGGAAAGCTTGCGGCTCGCCGCGGAGAGCCAAAAAGCACAGGTATTTATTCCTTCCGGAACCTACGTTCTCCCACAAGGGGTTCGGCTAGATGCAGACGATACTGTTTGGACGTTCAGCCCTGGCTCGTTGATTAAGCTGCATGACACCCAGGCTACGAACGATTTCGTCGTTTTCCAAGCCCCGCAGAACCAAAGGGTGCAGGGCCTTCGCATTGATGGTAATCGGGCTGCACAGGATGCAGCCTTATTCGGCATTGATAACTGCGCATGCTTGGTTTACGACGCTACAGGGTGCGTCTTTGAGGATACGGAAATCGTAAGCTCTCCCGCTAAGGGGTTCGGCTTGGTGTCGAGCGCTGGCGGGACGAACCGTGACGTTGAGATACGCGGTTTTAAAGCTGCTGACTGCGATATGCAGGCCCTGCTGATTGACGGCAACAACATGACAGGCCTCTTCGAGCGCATCACGATTACCGGGGTGCGCATCGGAGCCACTAGCCATGCCGGCGTGGCGCTGAACGACGGGGCGCACGACATAACGATGAGTAACGTTATCGCTGACGTGCAGAACAGCACATGGGATGCTGTGTTTATTCGCGACAGCTGGGATATTCAGTGCAGTAACGTTCGCGGCAAGCGCGGGCGCAACGGTGTGCAGGTTCAGCGACTCAATGGGTTCTGTGGTCGCATCCAGCTTGATAATGTGGTAGGCGAGCTGAGCGCGCAAAACGGCGTGTTGTTCCTGGGCGTGGAAAACGTCACAGGGGGTGCAGTCACTGGACGTAACAACGGCGCGGCCGGCATCAACGTAGCTGCCACCAGCGACGGCTATCGCTGCAAGAACATCAATATTGCTGCGCCGTGCGGCTACGATGACAGAGCAACAACGGCGCAGCAGTGGGGCATTCTGGTTCAAGGCGTGGATGGTTGCCGCCTGGGTAAACACATTGCCTTTGGAAACACAACCCGCAACGTGAGCATCAACAGGTCGGCCACGTCTGCCGTCGAGGCGGATATCTACCGGGTTGTTGAGGTGGCCACAGGTTCAATCGCTGCAACGAGCCAGGCGGCTATAACTGCGACGTTCGCAGAAACGATGGATGATGCAACGAACGACGTTCAAGCCTACGTGACGGTTGGCACTACTGGCCGTTCCTTGGCGGTCGGGCACGTCGTCAGCAGAACCGCTTCGGCTGTCCAGATTCTCGTTCACAACCTGCATGGGTCGGTCGCGCAAGAGGGCACTCTAGTCGTGAGGGTCACGCGTCGACCGTAACACATCTAACAGCCCCGCCAGTCGGGGCTTTTTCTGCCTGANGGANNACCCATGACCCTCTCTGAAATACGGGAGCGAGCCATAGCGCCCGCTCTCGCGCTGCTGCCTGCGCGCAATCCATAGGAGTAACCCATGAACACATCACAGAAGGGGCTTGACCTGATCAAGTCCTTCGAGGGGCTGCGCCTGTCTGCCTACCGCTGTCCTGCGGATATTCCGACCATAGGTTACGGAACAACGTCCGGCGTGAAGATGGGCGACACGATCACGAAGGAGCGGGCCGAGGAACTGCTGCGCGAGGACGTGAAGCGGTTCGAGGGTTATGTCGATCGGCTGGTCAAGGTGCCGCTGACTCAGGGCCAATACGACGCCTTGGTCTCCTTCGTTTATAACCTCGGCCCGCGAGCGCTGGAGAAATCCACGCTGCTCGACCAGCTGAACCGTGGCGAATATGACAGCGCCGCGGAGCAGTTCGGGCGCTGGGTGAAGGCCGGAGGAAAGACACTGGCCGGCCTGGTCAGGCGCCGGGCTGCCGAGCGCGCGCTGTTCGAGGGCAAGCCATGACCGCCGGGCTGAAGCTCGTCCCCGGCTGGGCCTACTGGGTCCTTGCCTTGGTCCTTGTGGCCGGCGGGCAACAGATCCGGGTGCTGTCGGCGCAGTCTGTGGCCTCAAAGGCACAGGCCGACCTTGCCAACTACCGCACCGAAGTCAGCGAGCGCGACCGCCGCGCTGCGCTGTTCGTCATTCAGGAAAACCAGCGGCGCCAAGCCGAAACGGAGAAGGCAGATGCAGAGGCACAGGAACAACTGGCTGCAGCGCGTACTGATGCTGAGCGCGCTGGTAGTGCTCTTGAGCGGCTCAAGTTGCGCCTCTCAGCAGCTGAGCAACGCAGTCGTGACGCCGGCAATGCCATCACTTCCCAGCTCGGCCAGGCAGCCGAAGACGCCGCCCGAGTGCGAGCCGACGTGCTCGGCCGGGTTGGAGAGGCTGCTCAACTCTATGCTGGAGTCGCCGACGAGCGAGGAATAGCTGGGGCTGCGTGTGAGAAAGCGTATGACGCGGTGAAGGGGAATTGAGATTGCCCGGACGGGCTGAGAATGGCTGAGGAATCTCATACCACTTTTTGTACCAATCTAATCGCGGAACGGGTGTTTTCGGGTGGATTCGGAAGGAGTGGCAAAAAGGCAGGTCCAGTAAGAATCACTCCTTCACACCCTTCGACACCCTGCATTACTATACCGCGAAGTCCAAAAGAAACGCTGCACGCCTACTGCTGCGCGGGCTCAGTCGCTTCGCTTTGGCTCGCCGTACCAATCTTGTGCCGATTCGGCGTTTTCAGCTTGTCCAGTTCGGCCCAATCGGCGCTCGAGTTGATCCATTTCGCGTAGTGCTTGAGCAGCGTCTGGATGCTGTTGCCGAGCTGCTGCGCGATGAAGGCAGGCGCCATCCCGGCAGACAGGCAGACGGTCGCATAGGTGTGCCGGGTATCGTACTGCCGGCGCGGACGAATGCCCAGCCGCTTCATGCTCTGCTTGAGATGATAGGCGGTGCTCACGACGTTTGTGATGTGCCCATCCTTGCCGCTGGTTGGCGCGAAGACGAACTCGCCGTCTCCGGTGAGTTGTTGCATTTCCCGCAACGCCTCGACGGCTTGCTCGACCAGCAGCACCTTGCGCACGCGCTTGGTCTTGGTGTTCTCGCGCACTTCGCCTTTCTCCAGGGTGGCGCGCACGCGAATGGTTCGCCCTGGCAGGTCAACGTCAGTCCACCGTAGTGACAGCTGTTCTCCAGTCCGCATGCCGGTGTAGAAGGCCAGCTTAAAGAACGACGCATAGGTCAGCCTGGCGCCCGTCTGGTGTGCGTACAGGTCCACCAGAATCGCGTCACGCTCGGCCGGAGTGAATGGGTCGATGTCTCGCTCAGGCGCTCGAGCTCGCTCGACCGATCGCATTGGGTTCTCCGCAATGATTCCGTCCAGCACGGCAGCGGCGAAGATCGACTTGGCCGCCTGCGCGGCGGCGTTGCGGTCGGTGATGGAGCTCCACTCCAGCTGGCTCATCAGCGCTCGCACGTCGGACGGGAAAATCTCGTCAAGACGACGGTCTGCCCAGCGCGGCATCCAATACTTGTTGAGCACGCGGAGATAGTTGCGCCGGGTGTGAAAGCTGATGTGCTTGCTGTCGAGCCAGGTCTGGGTGAAGTTGCCGAAGGTCGGCGTGATGCGGGCGAGGGTGTAGCGGGAGTTCGGGAAGAGCTCGGCATACTTGTCGTCCGTGAGCATGCCGAGCTTGATCAGCTGTGTTACTTGAGCACGTAGACCTGCTGCTGCTGCAAATCCCTTGGGCGTCTGAGGATAGGGGAGCGTTTCGCAGCGTCGCTCTTTCTTCCATGTGAAGCGGATGCGGACGGAGCCTCCGGCGATTTCGACGCCTTGGGGGAGCCCCATTGCTTTTCTGCCCATTCGTTGTACCTCTCCAGGCTGTACATGATACAGCCGTCAACCTTCTCCCATACGCCAGGCGGTAACACTCCGCGCTGACGCTTCCTTTCCAAGGCCTTCGGCGTCGTGCCGATCAGTTCGGCCAGCTTCCTTTCGTAAACCTTGTCGACCGGCATGCCCTCCACTGGCTGCGGTTTTTCTCGTGCGCCCATCTCTCACTCCTTCACCTTGAAGCCGGCCGCTTCGATGGCAGCGCGGATCCTCTTGCGGACATCCCAGTGGAAGCAAACAAACATGCGAGCGAATCGGCTCATGCGTGCCGTTACATCTTCCGGCAGCTCAATCACCGCCTCCTGCCTCGAAGCCACCCACACATTCCGCATCTGGTCCTTCACGTCCTCGAACTGCTCGCGGTGGGGCTGGCGGTTCCACCAGGTTTCGAACTCGGCGTGTGCTTGTTCTGTCATGTCTGTCTCCTGCTGCGTGCGGGGTTAGGCGTTGGCGTCCTGTATGTCTTCTTCCGTGAGCGCGTACTCGGTCACGTCTGTTATCCGGTAGAAGAACGGCTGGCAGTGACGGGTGACCCACTCGCTCAGTAACGCATCAAGCTCTGCCTTAGCCTCCGCAGTTACATCTGGATAGTCTTCGGCGTGCTCCCCGAAATTGTCGTAAGCGCGCTCTCCGATCATTTCAATGACGTCGGATGCGTCTATGAACGCCGTCGCAGGCGGGCGTACACCAGTGCCGAAGTAAACCGTGTCGCCTGCTTTCAACTCCTCGTTGCCAGCCAGCAAATCGCTCAGGCAGTCGCAGTTCCAGTCTTCTTCGTTATCGGACCAGTAAGTGGGGTTTTCAGTAGTCAT